AAGCATGGCAGATGGAACGAGAACGAAAACCGTCCGGGTGATTTGCGTGAAGTCTCGATACATCGGAGATACGCGATACACAGCCGGTGAGAAGTACAAAATCGCAGTCTCGCTTTTCGAGCGATATCAAGACGATTTCAAACGTCAGGGATAACAAGCCTTGTCAGTAGCCTTGAACGGAGAGGTGTAACCAATGCGATCAAGACACGTATATGCGAGCGTTGATCTGTTCAAGGACTATCTGGCGGGTGACAGTTTCGCGGGTGACTGGGGCGATGATGCGACCGTCATTCGCAACATACTGGAAGGCGCGTCACGCACTATCGAGGCGTATGTAGGCGACCGCTGTTTTGGGGCATTCACAGCCACGCGTGAATACGATCTAGGCAGAGGCGAACTGCGGCAGCGTTCAGAGTTTCCGCGCCCCACTGAATACTCACTATCAACCGACCCAGTTCTGGGCGTTGTTCCGTTATCTGATTGGCTCACAGCCGTTCCCACAACAGTCACCGCATACGATTCCACAGCGCGAGGCAGTAGCGCAGTCCTCACCGAAGGGATTGCGAACGATTATTTACTTGAGCCATATTCACAGGCTCCATATCACACCCTGAAACTGTCAGAGAATACGACTCAGAATCTCAGCGCAGGACAGAAAACGTTGACGATTCTCGGCGGCTGGGGATGGACTAGCGACACTGAACTCACAGATAACGCCGTGAACGATGGAAGCAACATTGATTCCAGCCAGACAACTATCACATATGATGGCTCTGGCGATCTTTCAGCCGGTGAAATCCTCTTGCTCGATACTGAGCAGATATATGTCCGCTCACTAAGCACCACCGTTCTCACAGTCGATAGAGGCGTAAATGGCACGACAGCAGCCGCACACAATGACGATGCAGCATTTAGCCGGTATCAATACCCTTCAGACGTTATCGAGGCGTGTCTAGCGATTGCCCGTGATAATTTCCGAAGCCGGGAAGCAGGGACTACCGCAATCATCGGTGCGGGCGGCGCAGCGATCACCCGACCGGGAAGCGAAGTTCGAGCGATATTACGGATGCTCAATAACTACAATCAGACCCGCGATTTGTCAGGGGTTTATTTCTAAGTGACAGGAACAGACGTTGAATTCAAAGGGGTGATTTGGTCGCCTCGTAAAGTTGAGAAGATCATCGGTCAAGAGACTGAGAAGATACTCGACGAAGCTGCTATGTTCGGAGAAACTGCGGTCAAGACTCAACTGTTTCCGGGGCATGGCGTGATTACTGGCTTCCTGCGTGAGTCGGTCACAGGTACACGGGTGGACTCACTCCATGCGGTTATCGACGCTGGTGAAGTAACGCAGGGAAAGAACGTCGTATACGCCAACTTCATCGAGGGCTTGTATAGCATGTTCCTCAACGCTTGGCAGTTGCTAAAGCGAAAGAACCTGCCTCAACTTCTGGCTAAGAGAATAGCGGGGCGGTTAAATGGCTGATCGTTCAGCGGTTGTGGCGCGCATAGACGCACTTCTCAAGACTGTAAGCAGCCCCAATTTCCAAGCGTACTATGTCGGCGAGCCTGTGCAGATTCCGACTAAAGCTGTCATTGCGTTTTGGTACGTCGGTGACGAGCCTTATGAAGCAGCCCCAAAAACCCTCAGTAACGTGATGGTCACTGAGCGGTTCAGGATTAGAGCATATTTCCCTGTGGTCGCATCCCCTACAATAAAGAAGAATGTTGACTTAGCGATCTGGAACACTGTGCGAAACGTGAAAGCAGCATTAACCGGAGACTCCAACCTTAGTGAGTTGGTGACAGACTTAGATATGGACGATGCAGCGGTAGACTATTTTCAGTGGAGCAGCGGTGCGGTCAATCGCATCGTTACGTTCGACCTACTGATACACGACCTTGAAGTGGAGACAATCACGCCATGAGTAAACGAAGCGGGCTAGGCAATCAGCTTTACGTCGGCGGCTACGATATTTCTGGCGACGTTGGGGCACTGTCTAATCTCAGCACGCCAAGAGGCGAGCAGAACGTGACAGGCATCGACAAGAGCGCGAACGAGCGCATACAACTTCTCGTTGATGGCGACATTTCATTTGACACATTCTTCAACGATGCGACCGACCAAATCCACGATGCTTTGAGTACGCTCCCGACAACCAACCGGCAAGGGATGTTCTTGGTCAGCACGACACGCGGTGAACCTGCATTTGCAATGAACGCCAAGCAGATCAATTACGACTGGAGTCGCGCCGCAGAAGGTTCACTAACTGGCACGACTCAGTTGCTTCAGGCAGACGGAAACTCTCCCGCATGGGGTGAGTCTATCGCCATGAAGGAAACGATTGCATCTGCTGGCGATATAACGGGATATATAGACGTTCAGACAACCTCTGGCGTTGTTGCGTTTCTTCAGATATTCACGCTCGGCTCTGGCACTCCTGTGATTACTTTGCAGGACTCGTCAGATACTACGGACGGTGATGATGGCTCATGGTCAACCATCGGAACGTTCACAATTAATTCTGCTCGAAGTGCCGAGCGGCTTGCTGTCGCTGGCACGATTGAGAAAGCCTTACGCATTGAAGCGTCTGGAACATTCACCAACTTAGTCGTAGCTGCGATGATTCGCAGAGGAACGGCAGAGGATAACTAATCATGGCAAAAGAAAGTGGTCTTGGTGCGACCGTATCGGTGGACGATTCCGGTGGTACGCTTCGAGATATCTCAAACGACGTTACTGACTTCAGTATCAACACGGCGCGTGCTGAACAGAATGTCACAGGTGTGGACAAATCTGCTAGCGAGCGATTGCAGTTGCTCGCTGACGGTAAGTTCACAATGAACGGCGTGTTTAATGACGCAGCAAATATGTCGCACGCTGTACTGAAAACGATTTCAAGCACTTCGGTTGTTAGAACCGTGACTATCGCAATCAGCGGTCAATCGCTTTCGATGGAAATGGTTCTTGGTGACTATAATCTGACTCGATCATCATCGGGTGATTTCACATGGTCTGTTCCGTGTTCCCTTGCTAACGGTGCTGTCCCAACTTGGGCATAAAATAACAGAATAAGTTCATCACTAGCCCGGAGGTAAACGATGGCAAAGCGAAAGAAGAAGTTTAAGGTCAAGCGCAAGACCACGACGCTCGAACTCACAGGCGACTATGAGGGCGGCGAAGTGGTTGTTGTTGCTAATACTCCAATGTCTGTTCTGTTTCAGATTATGAGCATGGATGACGCAGGATTGTATGAGCAAGAAAAATTGATTCGCCAGTTCGGTGATGATGTTCTTGTTTCTTGGAACTTCACTAACGAGGCTGGGGACGATCTGCCACCGACCGGCGATGGCGTTGTTGCCCTCGATACTGATGTTTTCAATGCCATCGTGTCCGCATGGACTGACAGCCTCGGCGGTGATAAAAATTTAGACTTGCAGCCGAGCGAACAAGAAGCGTCGGTCTAGTCGCTGCCCCGTTGCCGAGTGAGATACTCACAGCGGAGGTAGTTGACCAGTTGGGTCAAAGGTATGGGAAATTGCCAACAGACATACTCGGCGCAGGTGTAGAGAATTGGGCGATAGCAAAGCGTGCTGATTTAGGCGCATACGCTAGACAAGGAAAGCCGAAGAATGGCAGCTAACGAAGCAAAGATTATCGTCGTTGCAGATGATAAAGCATCCAAAACGCTCACCGGAATTGGTGAGAAGGCGAAATCTATGCGGGGCGCATTCCTCGCCGTAGGTGCTGCCGGTGCTGCTGTTACAGGCGCAATCGCCCTCTCGATCAAATCGTTCGCACAGGCTGGCGATGAGATTCAGAAGATGGCTCTGCGTACAGGACTGACTACTGAATCCCTTTCCGAGTTGAAGTTCGCGCTGGAACAATCTGGCACGACCATTGAGGGGTTCGAGAAGGGCATCCGGCGCATGTCCTCGTTCATCGCTGATGGGCGGGACGGTCTGACCGAAACCACGCGGGCGTTAGACTCTCTCGGCATCTCTGTATCTGACTTCGATGGTCTATCCCCAGAGGAAAACTTTGACCTCTTAGCTGGCGCACTCGCGGGCGTTACAGACGCAACGATGCAATCGGCTCTGGCTCAAGATATCTTCGGTCGGTCTGGGACTGCACTCATTCCGTTGCTCAAGCAGGGCGAGGAGGGCATCGCTGCACTCAGGCAAGAGGCGCACGATCTGGGCATCGTATTCGATCAGGACGCGGCGAACGCCGCTGCGAGGCTTGTAGACGCACAGAACACGCTCAGCAAATCATTTCAGGGTGTGCAGTTCGCCCTTGCTGAAGGTGTCGCCCCTGCTCTATCCGGTGCTTTAGAAAAAATGGGTGTGATGATTTCCAAAGTTACTGAGTTTGCCAAAGAGAACCCGGTTCTAACTAAAACGATTGTCGCTCTTGCGTTTGGACTTGGCACGCTAGCGATTGCGGTTGCGGGGATTGGCTTAGTGCTACCGATCATGGCGACTGGGCTTGGGTTTGTGACTGCTGGATTTATCGGTTTGAATCTCGCCACAGGTGGAATAATAATTGCTATCGGTGCGCTCGCCGCTGGCATTGTGCTGCTAATACAGAACTGGGATGCGGTCGTGGAAGCTGTTCGCGTTGGTGTGAACTTTATGATCGGAGCGTTCGAGACTTATGTGAACGCATGGATAATGGGGCTGAACTTCATCATCGACGGTGTGAATGTCCTCGGTGAGAAGTTCGGGTTGCATATCGACAATATCGCCAGTGTTCAATTCCCTCGCTGGAAGCAAGCTATGAAAGACACAGAGGATGCAAGCGAAGAACTTACTGACTCAGTGGAGAGCGATAACGACCGGATAGTTACCAGCACCCAACGCGCCGCTGATGCAGTTGTGAAAGCTGCCCAGTTTAGGGCGACCAATATCATAAAGCAGCGGCAGTTAGAAGAAGGTGCTATTGCATCTGTGAAAGAGGCTGCGGATAAAGAACGAATCGCTGCAATCATCGCCCATCAAGACAGGGTAGGCGCACTCGATAAAGCGTTGGCAGATAAGCGGATTGAGATACAGGAAGAAACGATTGCCCGCGAGTTGAATTTATTCCAGACGCGACAAGATCAAGTTGCCGCAATCCAAAACGAAGAACGGCAAGAACTCGCCGCAATCCAAAACGAAGAACGAGAACGCAGCGAAGAAAAGAAGCAACTCTGGCTAGATCAGCGCGAAGCGTTCAGGGATAGAGCGGAAGATATGGTCGCCACCGCAAAGGCTGAAGCCGATGCAACCATTCAAGAACTCGCACGCATGGCAGACGCGGCAGAGAAGTTACAGCGTGAGGAATTTGCTGCTGTCATGGCTCTCGGTGTAGAGATACACGGGCAGCAATTCGGCGGTGCTAGTTTGGCAGGGTTCGAGAAGGGCGGGCTATCTGCTGATTTCTTTAGGGGCTTCGGTGCGAACCTTGTGCTGAACCCGACTGTCGGGGGTGGCTACGGTATCAACCAAGCAGGGGAAAGAGTCGCTGTCGGGACGCAACCACCACAGATCTTCGTGACCGTCGAAGGCGATGTGGTGGCAGAGGACTTACCGACTACAATTAATAAAGGTATTCAAGAAGCAATAGATCAAGGGGCATTCCATAATGGCATCAATTAAAGTGACTCTAACTAAGAACGGTGAACCTGCATCCGGCGCAAAATTAGTCTATGGCGATTCAGGGTCAGGCGTAAAAGTAGCCGACGAGAACGGCGAGATTATATGGGCGAGCGTCCCTTCTGGTTTCGAGGCATCGTTCGCCTACAATACATTCGAGGATGATGGTCAGGGCGGGTTCACTCTAGGCTCTGGCGGTTCAGGGCTGTACGTCAAAGCTGGCGACGATATCTCCATCGAGATTTAGTCCTTGCTGCCCATCCCGACCCGAACCATAGCGAGTACGCAACTTGCAGCGGGGGCGACAACGGTTCAACTCAC